TGACACTTGATGTCGGTGTCTTCGAGCGTCTTAGCCATAGGTGGAAGGTAGAAGGAAGTAAAAGGAAGCTTCTCTGGCCGAGGACCGTCACGTAGTGTTTCCACATAAAAGTCCTTAGAGTTGCCTGTACCATCGCCTCCGGGTATGAGGAAGTCGCGTGTTTTGTGCTCCCACGGGCACTTGAACGTAGTTGTGCCGTATTTAATGCATTCGCGATAGCCCTCGTTGTACACACGGTAGAGGTCAAGTTCCTGAGGCTCGATGCAGACATACTGCATCCACGCTTCGTAGGCTTCCTTGAGTTGGTCTGACTCCTTACCTTGGTCACCCAGTACTTTAGCGACTACGATTGGGTCAGTTTTGAAGAGAGCAGCCATTATCTGAGCGTGGAGGGTATCAACGTGAATGCCGATGATCGGTATAACGAGGTTGCTTGCACCCTGAAAGGGAAACTGCCTTTCCTCTTCGGCTGGAACAGCGTCATACGCAGCGCGCCATTTGACAACTTTGTCCTCAAAAAGTTGGCGCATAGAGTCTTTCAGCTCAAGGACCCTGCGCTTTAGAAACCTACGCAGTGCTTCGTCTTTCTGAGTCGAAAGCTTCGCTGGATAAAGCGCGTCAGCCATTACTTCGTACCTCCAGCCGGAGGCTGAGGCATTGGAACGAAGGGCTTGTCTGACGTTGCTACTGCCGAGCTACCAAGCTGTCCGTTAACGCCCTTATAGCCTCTGACGAGGTTGGCTCCTATAGCTTGAGCAACACCAAAGAACCACTTGTAGAGTGGCTTGCTACTCGCAGTCGGGCCTGGAAGCTGGTCGATCATAAGCATCAAGATATAGTAGATGACGAAGTCGGCGAACGGATGTGTCTGAAAAAAGACCTCGATAGAGTGTATCATGTCTTTTTCTTCCCCTTATGAGGCTTCAGCCCAGTCGAGCTTACGCAGACAGCCCACGGGTTAACTCGCTTGGCTTTGCCTGACTGCCGAGCTTTGACCTTTGCTACGCACCTTTCAAGCTTCGCTGGCACGCTTTTTCCCCTTCTTGAGTCCTGGGAACCCAGTTGAACTGCGTGGCTCACGCATCTGCGGGATGCCGAAGGCAACCTTCGGTTCATCCTTATCAGACGTACTGATACCCCACGGAGCCGAGGCTGACTTCTTGCCTTTCTTCTTCTTTTTCTTTTTAGGGTCGTGCATTAGTTCACCCCCGCGCTGTAAGGTGTGTTAACTCGACGCGCTTCGCGTTGATTCACTAGCAAGCTACGCAGTCTGGACTCGTAAGACTGGGGGGCCTTAATCAACTGAGGCATGTATGCCAGTGCGTCTAGCTGATCGACGAAACGGCCCTTCGGGAAGGTGGAGTATTCGCCTAAGAAATCTTGGAACTTACGTTGGGTAAAGAAGTTGCCACCTTCGAAGATAGGCGCAAGCACGTTGCGTATGCGCCACTCCTTACGACGCGTAAGCTCCCCGTCAGGTCCTTCGACCTCACCTCTGAGTTCGACCACACGAAGTGGTTGGCTCTTCTCTCGGGAGAGCCACTGAAGGTGATGGCCTATGTACTTCTGGGCAGCAATCGTTTCGAGACCAAGCTTTGTGAGATGCCATTTGCCTGCAAGTTCAAATACTTTCTCGTAGAATTCGTCATACCCACTAGCTTTGGCCCAACAGTCAAGGAGGTAATAATCTCCATTGGAGGATAGCCCGACAATGACAATAGCATGTCTGCAACGTCCCATACCCGAGTTTCCGCTGTGATTCGGGTCGACGCACATGCCCAGACGTAGGTGGCTGATATCAATGTCCTTTCGGACGATGGAATCCTTGACATCATGTACTAACATCCTTCTGAACTGAGTTTCCTGCCTTCCCTCTTCGATGTGAAAATGGCCGAGCCACTCTTCTTTGAAGTCCGCATTCTCAGGCGCAGCCGGATTATTAAGGAACTGACACGAAAAGTGGTACGAACCTAGACGCTTGCGCCAGCGAGCTAGCTTCTCTAGGGAAAACTCTTCGGGAAAAATAGGTGTATCTGGAGGATGATCAGGACAACACCCGCCAAGAGCTGAATGAGTAGCAATGCGGAACCAGGGTTCATGCTCACGTATATAAGAATTGAGGTCAGTATAAGACCAACGGTTACAAACAACAAATTCATCGTTTTCATGAGTGTTTTCATCGGGTTTTTCAAACGCACCGACGATAATTTGATGGTACTCAATAGTTTTCTCCATGATGGAGGGTGATTCTATGGCTTTTCTGCCGACAAGGTCGTCTTGGATGACCAATCCGTCGTAGTGACGAGATTGAAGAGCTCCTCCGACACCCAAAAAATCGAAAGTTCCTTCGCCGTGCGGTTCGGCATTAGGGCTTCTCTTATGGCAAAGTGAAAAGTTTGACCATGTGCAAGCTGAATCCGGAAGAACCTCAGGGAACAGTACCCTAAAGATGGGATTGGACCCGTATTGACCACTAATACGGGTTCCGAGTTTTGCAGCATTTGTGATATTTTCACAGACGAGGAGGTTTCTGGAGTCACGTTTGTGCATCCTCTTCATGAATTTTATGTACTCATCGTCATAACCGAGCCTCTTGAAGGCGTCTTCATCCTGATTCGAGAAAGGAAGGCTACGCCAGATGGGGAAAGCTTCGCTACAGATCGTGGATTTGAAGTGATCTCGGGGGAGTTCGTAGACGTCTTTAAGGTTGTCTTTCTCCAGAGACTTGCACCACGGCTTGTGAAGCGCATCTGTGAGGCGCCGGCGGCGTAGAGTTACTTTCGTAAACCAGTAGAGAGAGCCGAGGCTGTTGATTCTCATCTTAGCGAGCTTTAGCTCATGAGAATCATCCTTACTGATCGTCAGTTGGACGAAAGTCTGCACTTCGTGTTCTGTTAAATAACCTTTCCTCTACTGCGTTCAATCTTTTTAATGGTTCTGAACTTGCTAAAGCCTCCCCGAGGGGACTTCGCCGGCTCTGAGTTGAAGCCCGACTTATTGTTCGTGTGGTGATGCCGCTCAGCGAAGCTTGGCACAGACGAGGATGCGAAGTCGTCTGTGATAGGATACTCGGGTGCTGACGCAAAAGGATACTGTACTTCGTAGGTCATCTTCGGGCGATTTGGCTTTCCACCTTTGGTTTTGGTGGTTCCTGAGACGCCCGACGTGGTAAAGTTTCCAGCCATAGCTTCGCTCCTTAGTTCGACTGTTTAGTTCGGCTTCTTACTATCGTAGGATTGAGCAATTCTATTGCCTTCCTCAATAGCAGCGTCAATGATCGCTACAGGCACTCCGGGGGCTATCGCCTCATTCCCAGTTGACGCAAGCGTTCTGTCAGGATCGCGATCGAGTATTTCTTTGGCAGCGACCATCGCTGCCTTGAGGTCCCGGCGCTGCGTGACAGCATCTACGAGACAGCGCAGCGCAGCTGGAACCGCTTTGCGACATTCACCCCTGATTTCATCAATCTTACCTGCCAAGGCAGAGTCCATCGCTGTGATGTGACCGTTCATCAGCGCGGCTTCGTATTCGATATACTCTTGCGAAGCAAGAATGCGAGCAAGTCCGCCGAGGCTCATTTGCATTAGCTGAGCGATGCGAAGGTCAGTAACGCCTGCGATCCGCCAGCGAGCTATCTGGGGAATCTTTATGTTAGTTGTCTTGAATGTAATTGGCATTACTGTCCCCCGCAGGCAATCGAGGCGTTAGCCGTCATAACCGCTTCGCGCAGGAGGCGAATGGAAGCCGACTGATCAGCGGAGCTTGGCGTGTTGTCGATGATAACCTGGGCAAGCTCCCTAGCTTTGCTTCGAATTACTTCGTACTTAGGGAGCTGGTCCGGGGTGGGAGTGTGGTAGGTGAACCAGTTATCAAGGTTTTCTTTTGTTATGCTCACTGTGTTTTACTCCTTTACTCCGCTGGGTCCTTTTTTTGAAGGATGGAGGACCTCCTCCACCTTCCCTTCCACTTCGTGAACTATGTGTTCGAGGAAACCTTCTTTGGCTTCGCCTTCGGCAGCGACTTCGTCTTTGGTATGCTTGTCACACGCGGGGGAGGGGTTGTCCTGCCAGTCCTCGCGTGTGGATTTCATCCCGCAGACGACGCAAGCTACTTCCTTGAGTTCACGCGGTGGCGTAGCCGAAGCTTCGCTAGAGGGTGTATTTTCGGTTGTCATCGTTTTTCCTCACGGATAGAGTACGGGCTAAGATTGAATGGAGCGTAGCTCAGGCGTGGAAGCAAGTCAAGTCCGTATGTTATACATAACAAACAAGTTACGAAGTAGTTAATAACTAGGCTGTGTCACAAACTGCGAAGCAAAGCTGCGAAGCAAGCGTTAACTTTGTTAACAGTATGGAGGCTACGAAGTAGGAAAAAATTTTTCGTGGAGGTATATACATACTCTTCTTCTTCCTCGTTTTGAGCCCACCCCCTTGGTACCCAAGCGCTACATATAGGCGAACACTACTAGTGAGTACGTTGTACGCAAGCTGTACGTAGCATCCTCTGCTACACTGTGCGTTATGCCTATACTCACACATTGCTAATTGCACTCCTGCTGTGCACTCGTACACTACGTGTAAGCGTAGCGAAGCGGGTCACATAAAGGAGAAATGCTATGGCTAACAATCAATCGTCTAACCCCAACACTACGTCGCCTGTGGTGTCTAACCAAGGCAAAGTAGTGGAGGTGCCACACCTGAAGGTTCCTCAGAATCGCATCTTCAACTTCGTTGAAGCAAATCGCAAAGCGTACTTTGAGGAACACTCGATGGAGTGGGCTTTGGACCAGATTATTGAACGCGGTATCGCTGAGATAACGCGCGCAATCAAGACTGGCGAGAAGCGTGCGAAAGACGCTGCGGCAGGCGCTTTGTTCAAGGATATGAACATGACAGTTGCGCAAGCGAAAGCGAAGTTTGCTCAGCTCGAAGCTTTGCTGAAAGCGCAAACTGAAGCCGACGCACAGAAGTAGCAGCGTAGCTGGCGAAAGCCACGGTGCGAAGCACGAGTGCACCGTAGGAGTGCAATAGAATAAGTTCAGTGATGGTTATTGCGTACTGTATATATTGTAACCAGCTGCCAAGCGCCGTCGCTCTCCTTCTTATAATATATATTTTTTTAAGAGGAGGAGCCTCAGCGTGTGGCCGCTGCCTACAATATATATAGTACCTAGTGACCTAG